GCGGCCTTGACCGCGAAGCCCAATTTGACGCTATGCGCCCAAGAATCCTGCTCGGCGGTCAGGTCGCACTCGAACAGAACTTTGGCGGTGAAGCGGTGCTTGATTTCCATTTTAATATCCTCCAGTTAGATCAATCCAGACCATGACAATCAGCGCTCCCATCAGAAAGCCTGCAGCCACGATGATGAGCATCTCGGCGCGCTCGCGGCTCACATGCCCTCCCAGTAGCGCGTAAACTGGCGCTCGAACGCGCGTTCAGACGCGGCCGTCTCGCGCCGCTCCAGGCACGCGGGGCACTCCCGCTCACCGTATTCATCCTCCGGCCAGGCGCCAGGCTCGTTGCAATAGTCGCAGTGCGGGGCATGGGCGCAGCAGGTCATGGCGCCCGCCCATTGATCGCGTGGATGCACGCCAAGACGGCCAGCAGGCTCATCCACAGGCCGCAGACCATGTGGGCGGTCATGGCGCCACCCCGTGCTTGGCGGCCGAACCTAAGTGCCACATGGCGGCTTGCGCGACCCCCAGGACGCGGCCGATCGCCCAATACAGGTCCATCCGGTCGGCCCCGCCTTCGATCGGTTCCATGATGTCGATAATCTCTTGGAGGGTCTCAATCGCGTATGCCACCTGTTGTTCTGGCGCGCTCATGAGGCGACCTCCAAGCCGAACTGCTGCAGCTCGCGCTCGCTCAGTTGGCGCTGCAAGAACTTCTTGACCGCGAGGCGCACCAGCGAGGAATTGCTGGTCTCCAGCCGCTTGGCAAGGTGCTGCAGCGCCATCAATTGATTGGCGTCTATTAAAATTTGCATTGATTGTTTCATCTTTCCTCCGGTGTCATTGGTTACAATGCGAGTGAAGATTAGCAATGTTGTATGATGGTGTCAACTGGTTTTTCAATGTGTGTTGCAAATAATGATTTTCATGTGTTCGAGTAAGTGTTCGAGTAAGTTATAGTGCTTTAGCTATCGGATCAACTATTATCGCTTTTAGCGGTTTGCCGATGACGCATTGCAGCATCGCGATTTTGTAACTTGTTGATCCGACAGACTATGTAGGCTCATGTAGGGTCATACCATAAGTCTATATGTTGCATCGCACGCGCGTAGGTAGAATTAAGGTATGACCCTACACGTGACTACACTATGAACTAAATCAACCACTTGCAAAAATGGCAAGGAATAACTTTTGCGCTGTTTCGGGAAATACCCTATGTTTTAAGGCACGCCAGAACAGGGTACAACTTATGTCGGCAGTGCAGCATAGTTATCCACAGGATATCCACAGGCTGCGCCGGAGGGTGAAGCGGCGGGATGGGGCAGCCTCCATCCCCCCTGCCGGACCTCTTTTTGGCACGCGTCTTGCATGGTGCTTTTTTGTGCAGTGCGGCGGGATTCTCCGGCCGAGGCGCCGAGCCTCTCAGCAGCTTCAGAGGCGCATAGGCGCCGGACCCGCAGGATGGGTGCATCGGGGCGCATGGGCCAGCTAGGTTGTCTTGTAGCTCGGTGCGGATCGGTAGCCACGCTCGCTCGAGCAGGCCGGCTCAGCAGCTCGACGCGCCAGCAGCTCGGTGCGCCGCCGTCATGCGCTCTCGATTCGGACGGCTCTCGGCGCGGCCATTTGGGTCGGACCTCGGAGGTGGAGTCTCCGCCCCCGTTTCCACCCCCAAAAAATTTGACGCCATGAGCGAACTGTGATGCAGTTCCGCGCCATGAGATTGAGCCGCGCTGACAAGGACCGTATCGCCGACGTGCAATCTGGCATTGGGGAGGATCGGTATGCGGGCGCGGCCTCGGTGATGCAGTCATCCCTGGTGCTGATTTGGTACGCGTGCTTGCTGGCGTTGATCTGGTGGCTGTGTAGCCCGCCATGACGCAGGACTCGCTATGACCCAAGACGAGTTCAAGTACTGGCTGCAGGGGATGATGGCCTCATCCATGGCGATCGAGGACAAGATCAAGTTCTTGCTGCGCGAGGCGAAGGCGCAATTGGGGATGATGCCGACCGCGCCGGAGCCCCCGGCCATGGTGGACTATCCTGTGGGATCGTTTTGCATCCACAACATCAATTTGGCGCAGCCCTGTCGCGGCTGCGAGTTGACTGGGATTGGGCCTGAGTATCGGATTTTCGGGGTGGCGTTGAAGTCAGGGACGAAGCAGGTTTTCACGCACAAGGAGGTGGATGGTGTGGATGTTGGCGCTGCTGGTCGTGTTGCTGGGCGTGGGGTTCCTGTGGGTGCTGTGCGTGACGGCGCCCGAAAATAGGGACGGCAAGTACGACGTGGACGATGACCGATGTTGAGCGAGGAGGAGCGCGCGGCGCTGGTCGGTCACCTGGGCCTCTCGAGGTCCTTTGCCGACGTTGCGGGCAGTGCCGGCCTCGGGGCTGGTTCAGGAAGGCGGGACGAAGCCGAGGAGTCGCAGATGGGAGCGGGCGACGCTCTGATGGAGCCGTTCGGTATTCGCATACCTGCCGCGACTGTCGCCGCGCTGATGATTCAAGCCACGCAGCGAGGCGACGTGCCGCTCCTGGCCGACATACTCTCGCTGATGTTCGGCAATTACTCGCGCGACAGAATCGCTCGTGTGCAATCTGCCGCCGCAGCATCGGGCCTGGCGCGCTGATGTTCCACGTGGATCATGTGACGGCCATCTCGAAAGGGGGAAGCAACGGCCCGGAAAATCTGCAATTATTGTGCGCACCCTGCAACCTGCGCAAAGGAGCGAAGTAATGCCAGTGAACTTGAACACCCCGCCTGCGACCATGGTCAACACCGGCATCATGCCGCCGGGATCGCCGATGCCGCAGCGTCCGCAGTACCAGATGGCCGGCAGCATCGACCCCATGCGAGCGCGCGGTGAGGCGATGCGAGCGGCGCAGGCGCCGGTCGGCGGGAGGCGCATCCGATGAACATTCAGACCATCATTGCGACATTGAAGGCCGACGAGCACGCGGTTGCGCTCACCATCAAGCACGACGAGGAGGCGCTGGTTGCGCACTTGAAGGCGTTTTACGAGCGCGTCTATGGTGCGGTGCATGCCGACATCTACGACTGGACGCACGCCGCGGCGCAGATGAAGGCTCACGTCGAGACCGCGCACGACGAGGCGCAAGCTCCCTCAGAGCCTGTGGTGCCGCCGCCTGCCACTGATCCGCCAGCAGAGCCCGTTCAGCCGGCAGAGCCCGCTCACGCCGAATGAGCAAGGTCGACATCGCGCCGCTGCTCTTGGCTGTTCAGCAGCTCGATGAGACCTTGAAGCGCGGCGTGGTCATCGGCATCTACGAGGACTCGATGGAGGTCTCGGATGAGGACATCATTGTGGCGCTGAAGCAGGTCAAGGCAGCCATGATTGATTTGTCGGAAACGCTCGAAAAACTGACCCGCCGCATCATCACGTTGCAGTAATGGTCAGCGCCGTCATCACCGACGCGCACCCTGCGGTCTTGGAGTTCGTCGACTGGCTGCATCAGAACTGGACTGAGAATAGGCCGTCCGATGGCAGGGTGACGCAGGCTCTGTTCAACACCTGGCAGCGCAAGGCTCGCATGATGGGACTGAAACTGCACGATGACGGCTCGGTGAGCGTGGAGCGACATTGAGCGCTTCATTCGACTTAAAGTCGTTCTATCGCTTCTGCAACGCATTGAAGATCGACACCAAGGAGCAAGGCGAGATCTACCTGGGCAAATCTCTGATGGGCACTCAGACCATGCTCATCAATGAGATCGCGGCCGGCATGGAGAACGGCATCCGCAATTTCGTGACGCTGAAGTGCCGGCAGATCGGCATTTCGACCATCAGCCTGGCGTTCGATCTTTTTTGGCTGTTCAAGTACAAGTCGATCAGTGGTGCGCTCGTGACGCACGATGAGCCGGCGCGCGATCAATTCCGCGTGACACTCGACATGTACTACGACGGCTTGCCGGAAATGTTCAAGCAGCGCCGCTTGATCAACAACCGCAACGCAATGATTTTCGCCAACAAAAGCCGCTTGAACTTCAGGGTGGCCGGAACGCGCTCAAGCGGCGGCGGCGCGCTCGGCAGATCCGCGGCGCTGCCATTCCTGCACGCAACCGAGATGAGTTCGTGGGGCGATCCGGAAGGCATCAAGTCGTTGCAGGCATCGTTGGCGGAAGGCAATCCGTACCGGTTCTATCACTGGGAGTCGACCGCGCGTGGATTCAACCACTACTACGACATGTGGGAGGAAGCAAAGAAGTCGGTGACGCAAAAGGCGATCTTCATTTCCTGGTGGGCCAACACGTTCTATCGAGCCGAGCGCCACACCGACGTATGGAAAGTGTACTGGGGATTGAAAGGCCGACCGACCGCCGATGAGCGCGAATGGATCAAGGAGGTCAAGTCGCTCTACGCCGTCGACATCGACGATGCGCAGATGGCGTGGTGGCGCTGGAAAATGACCGAGTCGATCGGCGATGAACAGACGATGATGCAGGAGTTTCCGCCGACAGAGAACCATGCTTTCATTGCGACCGGCTCGCAGTTTTTCACCGCCACTTCGATCAGCGATGGTTACAAAAAGGAGCGAGGATATGCAAAACCCACCAACTACCGAGTTCAAATCGGAACGCATTTCTCCGACACGGTATTGCTTGCAACTCCTGAAAAAATTTCGACCCTCAAAGTGTGGGAGCAGCCAGTCTCCAAAGGGGTGTACGTACTGGGAGCTGACCCTGCATATGGCTCCTCGGAGTGGGCCGATCGGTTCTGCATCTCTGTCTGGCGATGCTATTCAGATCGTCTCGTACAGGTTGCTGAATTCGTCGACCCAGACATGGCTACGTACTCATTCGCCTGGGTGCTTGCCTACCTGGCCGGAGCTTATGAGCCTTGCTTGGTCAATCTTGAAATCAATGGTCCAGGCCAAGGTGTCCTTTCGGAACTTCAGAACATGAAGCGCGCGTTCGTCGGGTCCGGCCGCGACACCAACGCCGGACGCGACGCGCGCACTTTGATGGCGGTCACGAAAAATATATCGAGCTACCTGTATCGTCGGCTCGACACGTTCTCGGGTCCGGGTGCAATCCACACACTGATGGGTCACGAGATGAAGGAGCGCATGCTCAACACTTTTCGAGACTACTACGAGCGAGACTTTATCGTGGTGAAGTCGCGTTCACTGCTCGATGAAATGAAATCTATCGAGCGCTCCGGCGGTGAAGCGCCGCAAGCCTCCGGACGATCAAAGGATGATC